TTAAAACTACTTCAGGAACTGGAGTAACTTGGGCAGCAGCTGACAAAGGTACTAAAATGGTTTATTCTGACGGTACTAATGTTGTTGATACAGCATTCACAGATTTATCTTCAGATTATACACCACAGCTTTCAGCAGATTTAGATACTAATGGTAATAATATTATTATCGATTCAACAAAAAGTATTCTTGATGAAAGTTCTAATGAGCAAATTACATTTACAACTACTAGTGCAGCGGTTAATAATTTTGGCATAACTAATGCAGCAACAGGTAATACACCTTCACTTGCAGCAGTGGGCGGTGACACTAATATTGATTTTAATATTACACCAAAAGGAATTGGCAGAGCAACTTTCAACGGTCAAGGTAAAATTCAAAGTGTAGCTGAAAAAGTTACAACTGAAGCAACGGCTGCTACAGGAACTGTTAACTATGATGTTTTAACACAAGCAGTGTGGAATTTTACAACAGATGCATCAGCTAACTGGACTTTAAATGTTAGAGGTGATGGATCAAATTCATTGGACTCAATCATGGACACAGGTGAGTCAATTACTATTGCGCACATTGTTTCTCAAGGTGCTACAGCTTATTACAATAGTGCTTTTACAATTGATGGATCAAGTGTTACTCCAGAATGGCAAGGCGGAACAGCCCCGGACGCTGGTAATGCAAGTTCATTAGATAGTTATACATATACAATTATTAAAACTGCAAGCGCAACGTTCACAGTGTTAGCAGCTCAAACACAGTTTGCATAACATAAGGAGATAAGAAAGATGCCTTTAAAATCAACATTTGGAGCAGGATCAGCAAGCGGATTTGGTGCTGGAGCTAGTGCAAGTTTAATCGAAGCAGATTATTTAGCAGTAGGAGGAGGTGGTGGTGGACGTAATCAAGCAGGTGGTGGAGGTGGAGCTGGTGGTCATAGAACTTCATTCCCTGGTGGAACAAAAGTATATTTAAGTCCAGGATCAAATGTAATAACAGTTGGTGCTGGTGGTTCTGCAGGTACAAGTTGTTTTGCAAGTAGTGGAACAGCTTCAGGATTAGGTGGAACATTTGCAGCTGGAGGTGGTGGAACAGGTTCTTCACCCGCACCTACTGCTCCAGGAGTAGGTAGAGCAGGTGGTTCAGGTGGTGGTGGTTCAGGTGGATTTGGACCAGGCCCTGGTGCAGCAGGTGGAGCAGGTAATACTCCTCCCGTTAGTCCTCCTCAAGGAAATGCAGGTGGTCAAGGTTCAGCTGGTTGTGTTTCACAAGATGGTGGTGGTGGAGGTGGTGGTGCTGGTGCTGTTGGTGCTAATGCACCATGTTCTAGAGGTGGATCAGCTGGTGCTGGTGGTGCAGGTTTAGCAAATAGTATTACAGGATCTTCAGTTACAAGAGCTGGCGGTGGTGGTGGAGGAAAAAGAGAAACTCCTTCCGGTGGTAGTGGTGGTTCAGGCGGTTCAGGCGGTGGTGGAGCAGGTGCCTATTGTTCTTCTAATGGATCAGCTGGTTCAGATAATTTAGGTGGTGGTGGCGGTGGTGGCGGTAGTATTGGTGGCTGTGGTGGAGCAGGTGGTTCAGGAGTAGTTATAGTTAGAATACCTGCTGCAGCGGCACCGGGTAGTTTAGCAGTGGCACCGGGAACTAATAGTTTAGCAACATTATCTCCTAGTGGAGATAAACTAGCAACGTTTACTGTAACAGGAACATTGACACTATAATAAAAATAAAATACTAAAGGTAAAAATTATGGCACACTTCGCAGAATTAAATGATAATAAAGTAGTTACAAGAGTAGTTGTTATAGGTAATGACATTCCAGCAAATGGCGGAACATTAGAAGATAATGATATGCATATTGATGGTGAAACATGGTGTATTAACTTTTTTAAAGGTGGCACTTGGAAACAAACTTCTTACAACAACAATTTTAGAAAACAATATGCAGGTATAGGCATGATCTATGATCCTATAAAAAACAAATTTATAAGTCCACAACCCCATAATTCATGGGCACTAGATGCTAATGATGATTGGCAATCACCAGTTACATATCCAACAGATATAACAGAGAAAAGAATTTCTTGGGATGAAGAGAATCTAAGATGGACTGCAAGAGATAACGAAGATCCACAAAATAACTTTAATTGGGATCCAGCAACACTAGCTTGGGTATCCGCATAATTATACTTTACAACTATTAAAAAATCATTTATATTATTTTCATAAAGACATATTATGAATTTAACAAATTATTATTGGTATTTTAAATCAGCCATTCCAGAACATACTTGTGATGATATTTCTAAATATGGAAAACAATTACAAGATCAAATGGCAGTCACTGGCGGATTCAATAATAATAAAAATTTAAATAATAAACAAATTAAAGATTTAAAAAAAAAGAGAGATTCAAATATTGTTTGGATGAATGATAGATGGGTTTACAACGAAGTACAACCTTATATTCATCAAGCTAATAGAGCTGCAGGATGGAATTTTAATTGGGATCATTCAGAGTCTTGTCAATTTACAAAATATAAAAAAGGCCAGTACTACGATTGGCATTGTGATAGCTGGGATCGACCTTATCAAAGAGAACAAGGTGACCCCACTCACGGAAAAATTAGAAAATTATCAGTAACTGTAACTCTATCAAATCCAAAAGATTATAAAGGTGGAGAACTAGAATTTGATTTTAGAAACATGGATCCAGATAAAAAACCCAACATTAAAAAATGCACTGAAATATTACCAAAAGGATCTTTAGTTGTGTTTCCAAGTTTTGTATGGCATAGAGTATGTCCAGTTAAAAGTGGAGAAAGAAACAGTTTAGTTATTTGGAACCTAGGATACCCATTTAAATAGGAAAGATATGAAAAAGAAAAAGAAAAGAATTAAAAAACCTAGCTACCCCAAACAATTAAATAGAGAAGATTATTTTAAATGTCCTATATGGTTTGCAGATGAACCTAAATTTGTAGATAGTTTAAACAATGCATCTGATAGTTATATAGACAAAGCTAGAAAAAATTTACAACCAGAAATAGATAAAATTAACAAACAAAATAAAACTACAGGAGATTTAGGTAGTGTTTATCATTCAACAAGTTTAATAGGTGACCCTGAATTTAAAGAATTACAAGATTATATTGGTGCAACATCTCATAACTTATTAATTGAAATGGGTTTTGATATGAGTGGTCATCAAGTATTTATTACAGAAATGTGGGTACAAGAATTTGCTGATAATGGTGGAGGACATCATACTTTACATACACATTGGAATGGCCATATCTCTGGTTTTTATTTTTTAAAAGCTAGTGACAAAACATCAAGACCTTTATTTGAAGACCCAAGAGCAGGTAACGTTATGAACTTATTGCCTGAAAAAGATAAGACAAAAGTAACTTACGCAAGTTCAATGGTGAATTATAAAGCTGAACCAGGTCTAATGATATTCTTTCCTTCGTATATGCCACATCAATATTTAGTTGATAAGGGTGTTGAACCATTCAGATTTATTCATTGGAACTGTCAAGCTATACCTAAAGGAGTATTAAATGTCGTTCAAAAAAAATAAATACACAGTATTAAAAAAAGCTATCTCACCTGAGTTGGCAAATTTTGTTTATAAATATTTTTTAAACAAAAGAAAAATTGCAAGATTTTTATTTGATCAAAAATATATATCTCCGTTTAACAAAGAATACGGTATATGGAATGATGACCAAGTACCCAATACTTATTCACATTACAGTGACATAGCAATGGAAACTTTATTAACAGAAGTTCAACCGGTAATGGAAAAACACACCGGAATAAAACTAAGTCCTACTTATTCCTATGCAAGAATTTATAAAAAAGGAGATGTCCTAGCTCGACACAAAGATAGATACTCTTGTGAAATATCTACGACATTAAATCTAGGGGGTGAGCCATGGCCTATATATTTAGATCCAACAGGAAAAACAAGTCAAGATGGAGTAGAAGTTAATCTAAATCCAGGGGACATGTTAATCTATTCTGGTTGTGATCTAGAACATTGGCGTGAAGAATTTAAAGGTAAAAACTGTGGACAAGTATTTCTACATTATAACAAAACTAGCTCTAAGACAGCTAAAGAAAACTACCTTGATAAAAGACCTATATTAGGCGCACCTGCTTGGTTTAAAGGTGTCAAGTTGACAAAAATTAAAAAATAGTTTACACTGTAAGCTTGTAGGGGGAGATCCACCACACGCTCCCCTTGCTTTAAACCTGTTGAATTTATCAACAATCTGATATAACACCTAATAAACAGGTTTTTATATGCTACAAAAACTAGGATTTTTATCAGACATTACCTATGCAACACTGAATCAAAAACAAAAAGAACTTTGGGATGTGGAAGGTATACTTAAAAATAGATTGAATCAAAAACTTAAATTTGATCTAAGACCTTTAAAAAATAATATTAAAATAGG